GGTTAACGCTGCTCTTACGAGACTTAATACGACCCACTCTATAAGGTTTCTTAAACAAATCCACTACCAAATCCGACCTTACCTATAACAAATTAATTAAAAGGAAAGACCTCGCGTGTTATAACCTGCATCACAAAGACTATCTTCGCAGTACCTAAAGGATAACCTTAGTACCCCTAAGTAATACATAACCTAAGCCTACATTACATTAAGTATTAATAACATATCAACTATGTCAGTTGCTTTAAAGATAAGGGAAGCTTAAGGTGTTTAGATATATGCAAAACTTTACTAACTTTGAACATACTCTAATGACCATTAGTACCAAGTTGTTTTAGTTCCGACTTTCCCAGACGGGGAAAATATAAATACCTTGTCAACCTTTTGCACCCCTTATTTCAATTTTCTCACGCTACCAATAGTTGCTATCCAAGGTCTTAGGTTCTAGGATTGGTATAAGTCCTTGAGTTCTAGGACATTCCTATACTTCTAGGATATCCTATATTATTTTATTATTAAATAAAAAGAGGGTCAGGGTATGGTTGGTAACAGCAATTCCATAGGTGCTAAATAGTTTTGAATATTATTTATTTGAGCTATCTTTGTAACAAGACCTANAGGCAATGTTGCCAAAGTAAGGGGTTTATTATGANTAATCAAGACAAAGCAGATTTNAGCTATATCCGTATGNTAACTTGGGAGGGTATCAACCCAAAGAAATACTACAAAGCAAAACTCAACTACATTAAATTTTCAAAGGTGGCATAAGATGAAACATATTAAACAAGTAAAAGCAGTAGTGAATATTAACTCTCAAGAGATTTATTTTCAGTATAAAGAGAACAAGAGCAAAGCAATATTTTACACTAATAGCTTAAAGTTGCAAGGTGGCTTTATAGCCCTATGTAATGAATTTAGTATAGAAGAAACAAGTGAAGTTGTGGACGGCTTTAGGAATGATAAGACCGAGTTTTACACTCAGCACGAAGCTAAAAAGATTCTTGTCCCAAGTGATTTAAAAGATGGTTTTTATAGAGCATCTGTACAGAAGAAGTTCGGAGTTATGCAAGTTCCAAACCTTGAAACTTTACAAGAGATACCACTTGATAGATGGAACGACGAGCTAAATTATTTTGACGAGATTCAAGAGTATCTAGGCAAAGACCTAGAAGACGATACAATATCGAGCAACGACTTCTAACATATATACGACCTTCACCTTAGGGGGGTGGGGGTCTTTTTATTTTTTGCCTCCCCTTATCCTATATATCACACCCCCTTTATGGTTGATATTTCCTCGTATAATGTTATCTTAAACTTATTAACGAGGGAGTTATTATGAGTGTAGATAAGAAGTCAAGTTACTATGATGCAGGTGGAATAGAGGTAATGGAGGTGATACGAGCTAAGTTATCTCCAGAGCAATTCCGTGGATTCTTGCATGGTAACATATTGAAGTATTCAGGCCGTATGAATTTCAAGGGGAGCTATGATCGTGACTTGGAGAAGGTTGGAGTTTATCAGGGATTATTATCAGAGTTGCCTACATTGGGTAGAGCTGGTACAGGTAGGGCTGTTATAGTTCCTGAAGATGAGAAAGAACACGCAGATCATTTGGTATTGTCTAACCAAAGGCTTACTTCAGAGGTGTCAGACCAAGCTGTTACGATAAGTGATTTGAAACACACTATTGATTTACAGATGGAGCGCATCAAGGGTTACGAAGCAAGGGTTTCAGAGCTTGAGGAGTCTTGGGTGGAAGTTGAGCCTAGAGTCAATGTTGAGGCTGATGGAGAGTACTGGCGTAAGAAGTTTACAGATTTACAGGGCGTGAATGTTTTTCTTAAGCGTAAGCTTGACGAGCGTTGTGCAGAGATTTATGATTTGGGAAAGAAGTTGGCTGAGAAATGAGCGATGAATTCGTACAACACGCAGGTCATTTTAAGAAAGGCAACCCAGGCGGTGGTCGTAAAAAGAAGGTCAAGGATTCTGACACAATATGGAGTCCTAAAGGTGGAGATTCAGCCCAAGAAGTAATCGATAATAACGCTACTGATTACATAAGCTGGTGTTTTGCTATTGCAAAGGAAGGTGATAGTAAGATGCGCGAGGCTTTACTGAGGAAGTTGATGCCTGACAAGGCTGTTAAGATGGGTGCTTCACAGACGATGCCTGATTTTGCCAAAGATGATATGCTTGATTTGATGGACACACTTGATGAATTGGATGATTAAGCTATCTTAGGTTCACAGGCTACTGGTAAACAACCCACTTCCTCGTTGCCAGTGGTCTTGAAAGTCCCTCACTTAATTGTGGGGGATTTTTTTATGTTTAAAGTAGGAGGTGGCTATGGCTACATTAAGTAAAGAAAGATTAATTGCAAAATATGGGAGCATAGATAGGGCTAAACTCGCAATGAGGTATGAGCTTCATTTACGCAAGCAGCAAGTTCCTTCGCAGTTCTTTATTCCGAACAGAGGACAGGATAAACTCTTTAAGGTTTTGGAAAGAGATAAGCTTCCGATGGTGACTGGATTCTTAGCAGGTAATGGTGTTGGAAAGACTTGTACTTTGGTGCAGGTAATGACGATGATCGGCTGGGGAAAGGAGATTCTTAATCCGAAGCACTTGGGTATGAATAAGTTTGTGGATAAGTTTTGCTACCCTAGAAGAAAGTTGCGAGCTAGGCTTGTCTGCCACTCCGATGATATGAAAGATGGGGGTTCATTGTATGATGAAATTATCAAGAGCTTTCCTAAAGGGCGTTATACGATGTCTAAGGAGGGAAAAACTCATGTGGTTATCATACGCTGCGACACTGGTGTTAGTTTCAGCGTTAGAACCTTTGACCAAGCAACTGAAGCTCATGCAGGTAGTAATCTTGATATTATCCTTTGTAACGAGCCTATGCCTGAGCGTTTGCATGGTGAGAATATTGGACGATTGAGGGATAGTAAGGTTGGAATGTTATTGTACTTTATGACTCCTCTAGGCGTGAGTGCTTGGCTGTATGACCAAGTAGTAGAGGCCGATGATGGTGAAAATACTGTTGTAGTTTATGCTAGTATTTGGGATAATTGCAAAGATATTCCCGGTACGAATGGTATTTTACGGAAGGAAAAAATCGATTTAATGATTCGAGAGTGGATGATTCAAGATCCTGAAGAAGCAGATGCTCGAATAACAGGTAAGTTCAAACATTTATCAGGAAGGATTTATAAAGTGTATAGTGATGAAGCCCATAAGATTCCAAGGTTCGATATTCCTAAAGACTGGCGTATTTATAGAATACTTGACCCTCATGATAAGCGACCTCCAGCAGTTCAGTGGTGGGCAGTTGACCCATTAAACCGAGCTTATTGTGTCGATGAATATCCTCAAGTTTCAGCCGATGGGCATGGTGAGTATCACAAGATTAATGATACGAAGCATACTTATGACCACTTTGCTACTGAGATAAAGAAGATTGATGCTAAGTATGGTAAGATTGATTATGAATTCATGGACCCTAATAAAGGAAATTCCGGAACTAGGCATAAAGATCAAACTATTTGTGAGGTTTATAATTCAAAAGGGTTTAATTTTAAGACTAAGGTTAATGATGACTTGGATTTTGGGCATAAAGAAATTCAATCATTGTTATATTTTGATAACAATAGACCTATTGACGATTTCAATCAGCCTCAAATGTTCTTTTTTGAGGATTGTCGCAATAGTGTTAACGCTGTTAGAAAGTATGGATGGAAGTCTAAGGGGCATGGCTCTAGCACAACCTCTAAGGTGGACCAAACCTACAAGGATTTCGCAGATACTTTGCGTTACTTTGGGGTGAGTATGAAACCTTGGAAGAAACGAACTAAAAATAGTGCGCTTAGCAGCGTGTTAAGGAGTAAGCGTGGTAGAAACTAAGTATAATAAGATGGATAAGCAGTATGCTCCCCTAGATGAATCCCAATTCACGGACTTGGATAAGATTTCGGACGAGGATGAGCGTAGGATTGCCACCAAGAATAACGGAATCCACGAAAGCTTTGCTAGATACTGGCAGCCTCACCTAGATAAAGGGATTGAGTGCTTTGAAGCTCTAACCGGTACGTCCTTTACAGCCGATGAGAAGAAAGAGATGAAGGAATTGGATAAGATTGCCATTGAAGTTCCTGTAATCCTACCGAAGCTCAACATTCTTTCCGGTTATCAGAGAAGTTCTAGGCGTGATGGTGTAGTTGTGGGCCAAGGTGGGGAAGATTCTGCACCTGCTGAGGTAATGAACATATTGTTGCGTTCGATACGCCAACAAAACAACCTTGACCAAGAGCGTTCCAAGATATTCCAAGATGGTATGATAACAGGTATGCCTTCTGTCCTTTGGTTCGACTATGACTACACTGAAGAG